GTAAAACATTTATAGGAGAAAAAAATGGCAGATCTAACCAAATTTGAAGAAATGCTCGAGCGTCTTGTTAACGAAGACAAGGAAGGCGCTGAAGAGCTTTTCCACGAAATCGTGGTAGAAAAATCACGTGATATTTACGAAAATCTACTTGCTGAAGAGGAAGATGAAGATATTGATGAAGCTGGTCCAGATGATGGAACACGCGGTAGCGACGGTAAACCACAAAAAAATGCTGACGGCGAAGACGAAGGCGAAGTGGGCGATGCTACTGGCGGAAAAGCAACTGGTGTAAAAGGTAAAAAAGCACCTCCAGCAATGGCTAAAAAGCCAGCTAAAGTAAAAGAAGACGAAGACGAAGTTGATGAGTCAGACGATGACGACTTAGAAGAAGACTTTGATCTTGATGAGTTTGAAGTTGAAGCAGATCCAATGGACATGGGTGACGAAGATCCTATGATGGGCGGAGATGCAGGCGACGATTTAGATATGGACATGGGCGGCGACGACATGGATGACATGGACGGCGACGAAGGTGACGTAGAAGATCGTATTGAAGACCTTGAAGATGCTTTAGACCAATTACAACAAGAATTTGCTGAGCTAATGGATAAAGAAGGCGGCGACGACGAAGGCGGCGACGACATGGACATGGACATGGACATGGATGACGAAGGCGATGATGAAGAATCAGAAGATGAGTCATTTGCGTTTGAAGCAAAAGAAAAAGTTGATCCTAAAAAGAAAGACGAAAAGAAAGTTGCAGATCCAAAAGCAGATAAAAGCACAGATAAAAAAGCTGAAAAATCTGTAAGCGAAACAATGAGAGAATATGTCGAAAAAGTAAATGCTTCAATGGGTGACGATGGCGATAAAAGCACAAAGTCAGCAGTAGCAGGCGCTAACGACATGGGCGGTACAGCTTCCAATATTGCACAAGGTGCAGACGGAGGCAGTGGCGGTACACAAGGCGGACTATCACAACCTTCAACAAAAGAAGATAATGCTGGTAACGTAAATGTACCAGGCGGTAAAGCATCGAAGTCGATGAAGAACCAGCCAGCAGGACATGGCGCTGAGAAAAAAGGTAAGCCAGAATCTGCAGATAAAGGCGCAGGTAGCACACTTAATAATGTAAGCACTCGCGCTAAGTAAGGACTAAAGGATGAATAATTTCTTACGAGAGCATTTGACATTTGACCAAGCAGGAATGGTCGTAGAGTCTACCGATAATGCTACAGGTGGCAAAGACCTTTTTATGAAAGGTATTTGCATACAAGGCGGTGTGCGTAATGCAAACCAACGTGTATATCCTGTAAATGAAATTGGTAGGGCTGTCAAAACTCTCAACGATCAAGTAAGCGGAGGTTATAGTGTTCTCGGCGAAGTGGATCATCCAGAAGGACTTAACATTAACTTAGATCGTGTAAGCCATATGATTACAGAAATGTGGATGGATGGCCCAAACGGCTACGGCAAGTTAAAAATTTTACCTACCCCAATGGGGCAATTAGTTAGCACTATGATACAAAGTGGTGTTAAATTAGGCGTCTCTTCAAGAGGTAGCGGTAATGTTAAAGAGGACGGCAGCGGTGAAGTTTCAGATTTTGAAATTATCACCGTTGATGTCGTTGCTCAACCAAGTGCTCCGGGGGCGTATCCTACGCCTATTTACGAGCATCTAATGAATACTCGTGGTGGGTATAAGGCATACGAATTAGCACAGGCGACTAAAGAAGACGCAAAGGCACAAAAATATTTAAAAGAATCGCTGATTAATATAATCAGTAGACTCCAATAAAAGGAGAGATAAACATGTTGGATGCACTAAAAACACTTTTTGAAAACGATGTAGTTTCCGAAGAAGTGCGTTCTGAAATTGAAGAAGCTTGGAATGCTAAAATCAAAGAAAACAAACAGCAGGTAACTGCTGAACTTCGTGAAGAATTTGCACAAAAATACGAGCACGATAAAAAAACTATGGTTGAAGCAATTGACACTATGCTTTCCGAGCGTCTTGCAGAAGAAATTGCTGAGTTTGCAGATGATCGCAAACAGCTTGCAGAAGCAAAAGCGAAATATGCAGTAGCAATGCGTGAAAATGCAAAGTTACTACAGAAATTTGTTACTAAGCAATTAAGCGAAGAAGTTTCAGAATTACACAACGATCAGAAAGATATGGCAAATAAATTTGCTAAACTTGAAGAATTTGTTGTGGAAGCACTATCGAAAGAAATTGCAGAGTTCTATGAAGATAAGAAAGACTTAGCTGAAACTAAAGTTAGACTTATCAGAGAAGCAAAAACTAAATTTGCTGAAGTTCAAAAGAACTTCATTAAGCGCAGTGCTGAAGCAGTATCAGAAACAGTTAGCAAGTCTCTTAACAGAGAAATTAGCTCACTGAAAGAAGATATCGAATCAGCTCGTCAAAACGACTTTGGTCGCAGACTATTTGAAGCATTTAGCAACGAATATGCAAACAGCTACTTAAATGAGAAATCAGAAGTAGCGAAGCTAATGAAAGTTGTTGACATTAAAGAAAAACAACTATCAGAAGCAAAAGTACTTGCTGAAAAAGCTAAGAAAATAGCAGAATCAAAAGAAGCTGAAAAGCAGAAGTTGATTGAATCAGTTGAGCGCAAAGAAACAATTAATAGTCTAATTGATCCTTTATCAAAGGAACAAAAAGATATTATGACAGACTTACTGGAATCAGTACAAACAAGCAGACTACAATCTGCGTTTGACAAATATCTACCGGCAGTTATTGACGGTAAGGGTCCAGCCAAGCAGAAGGCAATACTATCAGAGGCAAAAGAAGTAACAGGCAATCGTGACGCAAGTGTCACAGAAAAAAACGCAAAAGACGAAAACGTAGTTGAGCTTCGTCGATTAGCAGGTTTATAAAATATAGGAGAAAACCAAAATGTCAGAACTATTAGAAAGCCGCTGGCAGGACACTAAGCAAGCACTTGTTGAAGGCCTACAAGGTAACAAAAAAGCGGTAATGGAAACAACTCTTGAAAATACACGCAAGTATTTGTCAGAGAGTGCAACCGCAGGTGCTACTTCTGCCGGTAATGTTGCAACACTAAATCGTGTGATCCTTCCAGTGATCAGACGTGTAATGCCAACAGTTATTGCTAACGAGTTGGTAGGCGTACAGCCAATGACTGGTCCTGTGGGCCAGATCCATACGCTACGTGTTCGTTACAGCGACACAGCAAATGGTGCTACAGCAGGTGAAGAGGCTCTAAGCCCATTCAAAATTGCTGAAGCGTATTCAGGTAACGCAAGCGGTAAAGCAGATGCAACTGCATCACTTGAAGGACAAGCTGGTAACAGAATGTCAATTCAAATCTTGAAACAAACTGTCGAAGCGAAAACTCGTAAGTTGAGTGCTCGTTGGACATTTGAAGCGGCACAAGATGCTCAGTCAATGCACGGTATTGATGTTGAAGCAGAAATCATGGCTGCTCTTGCTCAAGAAATTACTGCTGAAATTGATCAGGAAGTACTTGCTTCATTGCAAACACTTGCTGGTACAGCGGCTGAAACTTACGACCAAGCGGCTGTAAGTGGTACAGCTACTTTCGTTGGTGACGAGCATGCCGCATTGGCAGTTCAAATCAACCGCGTAAGTAACTTAATTGCACAGCGTACAAGACGTGGTGCTGGTAACTGGGCAGTTGTTTCGCCATTCGCGCTAACAATTCTTCAGTCAGCAACTACTTCAGCGTTCGCTCGTACAACTGAAGGTACATTTGAAGCACCTACTAACACTAAGATGGTTGGTACTTTAAACAACGCAATGAAAGTATACGTTAATACTTACTCAGCAGACAATGCACCAGTATTGATCGGTTACAAAGGTTCAAGCGAATCAGATGCGGCAGCGTTCTATTGCCCATACATTCCGCTAATGAGCTCAGGAACAGTACTTGACCCATCATCATTCGAGCCAGTCGTATCATTTATGACACGTTATGGTTATGTTGAGTTGTCAAACACTGCGTCTTCACTTGGTAACGCGGCTGACTACTTAGGTCTTGTTGGAATTGATAACGGTAACGTTTCATTCAGCTAAGATCTACTTAGTAGTATAACAAAATTAAAGGGCAGTGGCAACACTGCCCTTTTTTTATGACCTTTTAATGATTATACGTATGACTTTTGCTTTTAC